GGAGTTTAATGTTAACGAAACCGAGAGTCTTTTTCCAGCCATTATATTTCTATTTTATATTTTTTTATTGCGTACTCCGCAGCCTTTTTTCGTTGTTCAAGTTCTAGTTTCTCCTCTTTTTTCTCCCACTCAAACCTCACCAAATCAGTCGGATTGAGCTTGGAATTTTTCTTTTTGTGTGGCTGTAAAATTAAACAAGCTAGCCATCTTGTCCTTTCCCATTCAAACCTCTCTGTCATTTCGAGCTGTTCATTTCGACCTCTCTGTAATAAAAAGAACTCGTGGAATGTTAAGCTCCAAAACTCTTTAGGAAGTAAGCCAAAACCATAAGCAATAGCTTCCAAGTCATCCCAATCTATTTTTTGTTTCGAGGTGTTTTCTTCACCTCTTTTTCGTTTCCCTCGTCTTTGAATTTTGCTGAAAATTGTTCTCCGAATATATCAAAACACTTTTGCAGTGCTTCAAAATCTTCATCCAAAATATCTGCAATATGCTCAATTGTCAAATCAAAATCCTTTCCAGCTACTCTTGCTCCGTCTTGCAATCCAGCAAGGATGAGCTGACACGCATCATCAAGAGATATGTCTTGACCTAACTTGTCAAGGTCTTGCAAACTTGTGTTTGTTTTTTTACAATAAATTCTAAGAGCGTTCATTCCGAATCTAATTGGATAGTCATTTCCGTTAAGTATTACTACTTCAAACATTTTTCGTTGGTGTTAAAAGTTAAGTTAGTGAGGAGAGCCGAAGCCCATCCCCACCAACGAAATAAATTAAATTGAGGTTTGAGTCAATGCGTCAGTCCCTTCAATTGATACTGAATAAGTAGGAGCATCTTCCACTCCTCCAGTCATCTCTAAAGAGGTGATAAAGCCAGAGCCACTATAAGTGTAATCTCCAGAAGCTGGTGAAGCTAAACCAAAAACAAAAGTTACTGCTGTTCTTGCCATCATTTGAGTAAACAACTCATCTGGCTCAGTGTCAGCACCAACACCAGCAAAGTCCATCAAACCGTCAGCAGAAAGAGAGAACGACTTTTGTCCTCCTATTAAATCTCTGAATCCAGCAGAATCTTTTGTTGAAACATCTATTGTGTCAACATTAATTGATAAAGATACACTTGTTGAGTGCATCAATTTTGCGTTAGAACCCCCACTAGAAGGACTAACTGTAAGGATTAAATCCGTTCCGTTAAAAATAGCCATTTTCTTATTTTTTTATTTGTTAATATTAGCTAATGTCTAAATCCGAAGGGGTGTCCTTCTTTTTAGATTTCTTTTTCGTTGTATCTATTGCATCATTAAATTTTAGAAAGTTTCTTACAACACGACCAACCTCGTAAGATTCGCCCTCTTTGTATTCAATCCCTCTGCATTCAATGTCTTTTTTTATTTTTACTTTATACATATCTTATCTATTAATGTTAAATCTGAAATCCATTGCAACATAGTGGATTCCATCATCTCCAAATTTATCATCATATACATCGTTAGCATCTTCAAAGAAACACTTATCTATCTGCACTCCTTCTACTGTTTGACTTTTATAATCTAAAGCAGCACGAACCTCAACAGATAAATCTTGAGCTTGAGCGTAAGTAGTGCCGAAAGAAGTTATTTGCACTCTTATATAGTCGTAAGTCGAAACACCGTTCTTTGTATTGTTAGGAGTTGTATCAATTATAAAATAAGTGATTGCTGGCATAGTTTCTCCAAAAGGTATCTTTTGAGGAAATATCCTAGAACCAACATAGTTAGAAACCCCAGCAGTGTTTCTTAATATAGAATTTATTGCTTTTCCAATATCCATTAAAATCCTTTCTTTTTCCTTCTTTTTTCAATAATACTTCTCAAACTTGGAATGATTGAAAAATAAACTTGTTGTTCTGTTGAGCTTTTCGCTTTATCAAACAAGCGCATCCCTTGAATTTTAGCAGTTCCATACTCTAAAAAATACATATAAAAACCGCTTTTATCTTTTGACTTATAAGCACCTTTCACTCTTGGTCCTGCATAAACTGCTGGAAAAGAATTTCCTCTTGACTTACCGTTTATAATTGCAAGAGATTTTCTAAGCTGTTTAGTTTTAACGGGAACTAGTTCTTTGAGCTTTGCCAACATCGGCTTCATTGCCTTACGCATAGCTTGGCGAACTATTGTCTTTGTTCCTCTTTTTGGAGGTAAAATATCTTCTAAATCCCTTATAATCTCTTTAAGGTCATTTTCATCAACAGCAAAACCAATCAAAGGTCTATGACCTCCAGTTCCCATAATCTGCTTACCTGTTCTTACTGCCATTTTAGTCAGTCGTTTTTTGTTCTACTCTTAAAATCAATCCTTCTTTTCTTCCTATCTCCTCAACAGAACGGATGAACCAATCTTTTGAGTTGTATTCTATATAATGCTTTGGAGAAACTTGTATATCTGAACGATAACGAATTGTCATCTTTGCTGGAGCTGTTCCGATAAAAGTGTCTGCTTCATAGCCAGATTTCCCTTTTTCAAATTCAAACCTTGCATAAACAGAAGCTAGTGTTGAATTGCTTGCAATGTTTTCACCATAAGCATCCTGCGTGAATGTAGCTTGTTTTATTACTACTAACCTATCTAGTTTCCCAATATTCATTATCCTTGCACTCTATAAGGCATCAATAAAAATTCTGCCGATTGAGGAATCTCTTTGTAAGTTCTATCGCTTACCGTTTGTCTTGTTTCATAGTAAGTTCCAATCATCAAAAGTATTGCTTGTTTGATAGGGGCTGGAACTAAAGAAGCACCTCCATATCCAAGAGTAAAATCAACAACCACTGCGTTAGGTTTATCGTAAGTGCTTGGAATAGTTGCATCTGGAGCAAAATAAATTCTAGCTGGTTTTATATTTCCATCTCCAAAATAGTTTGAAGCTGCTAGAGTTTGGCTTGCATTGTTTTCATCCGAGTAAGTGATTGAGTTTACTGTTAATGCTCGAAGCGTTCCTTTTAGTAAATTGAAATAATCTGGAAAAGCATCCAAATACAAATACCACGATTGTTCCATTATAGCCAGATTCGTGTAATTTTCAGCAGCTAAAGTAGCCACACTGATAAGAGTTTCAATGTAAGTGTCATCAGCAGTGAATGAACTATCAATACGCAAATGTGTTTTAGCTTCTGCAACAGATACTGGAATAAGTGTTGGAGCTGTTTTGAGCATTAACTTTCCGTAGCCTGTTGTAACCGAAATACCTAAATCTGAGCTAGTAATCATGTCTTTTGTTGGTAAAAATGGAAGAGAGCCGAAACCCTCTTCCAATTATTAAAATCAATTATGATTCAGTTTGAATCTCTACAAATGCAGTTCCATTGTCAACAGCGTTTCCGTCAACTAAAGAAGTTGCAATCATTCTTCCAATCCCAGAAGCAGCAGAAGTGTAAGGGTCAAATAATAAATCTAAACCACCAAACTGAGCAATGTGTACTCTTGAGAAATCTCCGAATAATACATTGTCAAAGTTACTTGATGCTTTATAACCTACATTTGTTGATACAAAAGAGAAGTAAGAGTTGATTGTCTTATCTCTATTGTCATAAATTGCCTCAACACCAGAAGCTTGAATCAATGTCTTGATAATAGCTAAAGCGTCAGGGTTGCAAAGGTAAGCAAAGCGACCACCTAATAGAGGAACATCGTTACCTAAAACAGTACCTTCAAGAGCTAAAATAGCAGCAGCAGTCAAAGCATTTCCACCGTCAGCAGCATCAGCAAAGATAGATTGTGGACCTGTTAAATCAGAACCAGCCAACAAATTCTGCTCTAATTGTGCAGCAACAGAAGCAGCCATGTTTCTACGAAGTGCAGCTTCAATACCAGCATTCTGAGTCATTGCCTCAGCAGAAACCTCAACAAGAGAAATACATTTTTGAGGTGAAAGAGTCAAACTAGTAGTAGAACCAGCAGCAGAAGCAGTTGAACCTGTTTCATTAATGAAAGCAGAAGTAATACCGCTAATAACTGGGAACTTCATATTGTTAACACCAGAGTAAAAGTTTGCACCAGCAGAAGCAAGAACTAAGTTTGCTTCTAATTGGTCAGTGAAACTCATTGCTTCAACATTGTTATTGTTCCCAGTAGTTACAGCACGAGCTTCAAGAACAGCAGAAGGAACTGCAATACCTTTGAACATTTGTCCAGTGTAACGAGCTTCAGAACGTGCCTCAGCATCCATTTCAGCAACTAATCCTTCTAATTTACCAGAGTATGCAGCTTTCATTGCATCTTGGAAAGAATAGTCACGCATCTCTTTTGGAGTGTCAACTACTTTTTCAGAAGTTTTTGCTTTGTTTGCTTGCAATGCTTCAAATGAAGCAGCACGCTTAGCCATACCCTCTAAAGAGTTAGCTTTTTCGTTTAGAGAATCGAATTCTGTTGTTTCACCTTCTGTAAGCTCAC